AGAATATCACGCAATTCCAAAATCTTATACTCATTCTGGTTGTTGCCTTCCATGAAGCCGATATGTTCAGAAGTCATTAAAATACTCTTCAACATCTTCTTGAGGTCGTCACCGTCGTTGAAGTACAGCATCAAAGAACACCAGCCTGCATAACAAGTGCTGTAACCACTTCGCTCTCTTCCGAAAGGGGTTCACCCACGACGAGTAGACGAATCCCTTGTTCATATTTTCTGAAGTCAAGGAATTTGAGCCACACATTACCGGAAAGTAAAGACAAGATATAATCTAAACCTCCTTCAAAAGACCAAGTGAAGTCAAGGGTAGAAGGAGAAGAAAATTCAACGGGTACATCGGACAGTTCAATCTCCGTTTGACCCTTCATAGGGTCGCCAACGCTTACCTTTGGAGTTTCACCTTTGTTGATTGTGAAAGTGTACCGGTTGAGTTTTTGTCCGTTGATATTGTCACAAGAAAAGGCATCAGTCAAGTCGGATGCTGGAAGTTGGATGGAATAACAAGAAGGGATTTTTACATCAGAATTGGTTTTATAGTCGTCCGTACCAATCTTTTCCATCAAAGCGAGCGATTTACTATTCCATCCGCTGATTGTTTCAGTTGAATGAGCAAAAGCAAGGGCATTAGCGTTCGCCGTGAGAGTCGTCTGCTTGTTAGAAGACTTAATCTTTAGCGAATTGGTAGTCCATGTGAGTTTAACAACACCACTATGAGCCTTCAAGACCCCTAAAGCACGGTCAATATCTGGGATGGGGACTTGTACGCTTGAAGGGGAGCAATCGTCAAGTGGGACGCTGAACATTGATACCGATGTTCTGCCGTCACGCACCAAAGAAACAGTTGAAAGCGTCTTGGCATCGCCGACATTAGAAGCAGTCAACAAGCATGAAGTCACTTGAGGGTTATTCTTTCCGGCTACTGTCTGCTTTCGTTGGGTCATTAGAAGCAACCGCTTAAGGTCGCTTACTTGAAGGTTGATGTGTTCCGTCGTTTGGGCCATGATTATACCTTCCAATCCTAACCTTATAAATCTTGGGTTGAAATCAATATGGAACCGGACTTCAACACCATCATAGCAACAGACACCGCAGCCTTAATTGAATTATACAATACATCGTGGGAATCTACGAGTGGGTTCGGTTCATTAGAGAATGAACCTGTTCTTGCATCGAACCACTTCCATTGTTGAGTTGACTTATCAAGGTCGAAGCCATTCATCAATTGATGAAGCACCGATTTAAGGCCAATATCAAGCGGCATAAAGCCCGTTTCGATGTTAGCAAGCGTCATACCGCCCCCAACCACAACGCCGCCCTTTAAGGCACTTCTAACGGCGTTAATTGCATCATCAATCCGTTCATGTCTTTCCCTAACTTCTGCGTCGGTGAGGCCACCAATGCGTATAGTAGCGATTTGTCCCTGCAACTTGCTTCGACACATAGAATACTTGTCAGCATAGAATGGGTGGTCAGCACTTTCGACAAGAGTGGTTAGGTCTTCAACCCGTTCCTTAATCTTATCAGCGTCACCACGAGTACCTGAAAACACAGTAGTATGGCGGTCAATGACAACTGTATCTGCTTCACCGAATTCATATTCTGCTTCACCGAGTCTTTCACCACGGGCAGCAAGAATTGGTTTGCCTCCCAACATAGTTGCGAGGTCTTCATAGATTTCAGCCCGTTCTTCACCGGTAGCAATAGGGTTGATTGCGCAGCCTTGAATCTTTCCTTGTACTACATTCAGAATAAAATTCTGCACAGCATGGGGTTTCATCCCAGCGGAAATGAAAACGAGAGGTCGTCGTTGAGCATTAGCGGCTTCTAAGTACGGCAGCATTTCATCGAATGATTCGATGGTGTGGTCTGTAATCAAAACCAGCGGATTGTCCAACTTTGCAGTGCCATCACGGGAGCCAACAAGCAAGTGGGATATGAAGCCCTTGTTAAGAGTCAAACCTTCGTTGATTTCAACATGAGTCAATTCACCCATGTGTTGGTGAGCCATAACAACACCATCAGCACCTACTGCTTGGAATGCTTCGTGTACAGCGTTTGCTGAAAGAACATCGTAATTGGTGCATGACATGGCGACTTCCAGCAATTGTTCGTTATCTGCCTTCCAAGATTCATGGGACAGTTGCTCTTTGAATTGCTCCCAAGCATCATTAAGGGAAGCAGCAAGAACCGATGGGTGAGTTCCGTTGTCCTTCATTTCATCGAACAAAGAATTGAGCAATGCTCTTGCAACGACTGTTGAAGTTGTTGTGCCGTCACCAGAAGCCCTTTGTGCTTCGTGAGCAACCATACGCATGAGTTTAACTCCTACCATTTCGTAGGGGTCAGGCACATTGATGTGTTTTGAGATGTTAACTCCATCATCCAAAAGAAGGGGGGTTTCAGTACCATCGTCAATGATAACCAATCTGGGGGAAGGGCCAAGTGTTGGTGCAAGAATATCAGCAGCGATGTTGATTCCCTTAAGCATCTTTTCTTGAGCATCTTTTCCTAAAATCATTCTTCTTCACCTTCAGGTTGTTGCACGCCTACGATTTCATCGAGCGGTATAAAGAATTCCAAAGTGTCTGAACACGGGTATGTATCAGTTGCATTAAGGGTATAAAGGATTGAACCTTCAGGGTGAATAATATCATCTGAAGTCACAAAGGATTGAGCCGAAACCAAAAGGGGGGAAGAGAGAACGGTACTCCACCCATTCACTATTCGACTTTTGATTTGACGAGCAAGGACGAACCTATTATCCAACCACATTCTGTTTCACCACTTGAGCATTGGAAGTCCGTTCCATTGAACATCTCCCTTTTTGACAGTTAGAACATCAAAGGTTTGTCCGAGGAATTCCATGTTGCGACCTTTCATTTCTTCAACAGTCGCACGGATAGACCATTCACCATCAGCCATAGTCTTGTCACCTTTGACACCAGCCGCAGAATCAGGTTTCTTCATGTAGCGACCCAAGAACAGTTGTTGAGAGAACAATCGCATTGACCCCTTTTCCCATTCTGGGCGTTCGCCTGTCTTCATGAGAACCTTGCGACCATTACCATCATCCATGTATTGCTGAATGTTCTTCAAGTGGAAGGTGAAGAAAATCTTGTCATAAGGCAGACCGTGGACACGGTTGAGCGTATCACGGAAGAGTCGGTTGCGTTCTTGGTATTCCTTTTGATTGAAGGTTTCAGACACATCAGTGATGATACCCCGTTGAATCAAAGATTCACGCATAGCCATTTCACAAATCTTGAGGAAAGATGAGCCGCCGTCGAAGACAACACCAGCAACTTCTTCAGCAGGTTGGGCAGCAATCATGTTGACAAACCATTGAGTCTTGTGAACCATAGCAAGCCAATTGACAGTGTTATCCTCCTTGAAGATTGATTCGTCAGTTTCATCGTGGATGGGAAGACGGATGATGTTTTCATCACCAGGGTAGGCGTAGTCAATGATTGATTGAGCGGAGTTGTCAAAGTCAATGACATAGACCTTCTTACCTGCTTTCTTATCTTCCGGTGTGTATGCGAAAGAAAGAGCAAGCCCTGTCTTGGCGGTGTTTTCGTGACCAACCAGCGCCATTCGGATTTGAGCACCTTCTTTGGTGGCTACCTTGCGAGCAAACAACGCGTTATAGTAGTCCTTGCCGTAGGTCTTTGAGGGTTCCGTGGAAGCCGACTTTTGAGCATTCCAAGCCATCAAGCATCCCATCCATCTTCAGTGTCGTCAGCGATTGCTTCGACGGCTTCAAGGACATACCAAGATTGAGTTGAGAATCGTGCTTCGGAGTCACGCATCCAAACCGAACCAAAGATTGCAAGTTGAGAACCGACACCGAAAGTGATAAGGTGTTCTTGGTCAGCGTCAACCCAAACATCTTGTGTAGGAGCCGCAGACAGAATGTCGAGGTCACCAAGAGTGATGGTGTACCCTCCGTTGTCCCGTGGGTCGATGTGAACGACTTCAGCGACAAGACCACAGTATGCAGTCCACTTTTCCGATTCAGGAACGGAAGCGACATAAGAAGGCATGGAGTCGAAGCCGCTTAGGAAACGACCTTGAGGTTCAAGTCCACCCAAAGCATCGACCATCAAGCCAGCTGGAACGCCGTCGGCCATGACAACAGGAGCGTTGGAAAAGATTGAAGCAACGGATGAATCAAGAGTCATTGAAGTCACGCCAGCCTTAGCGTAGCCGACATTCTTTCCTTTGGACAACTTGACAGCGATTGTTCCAGGTTGGAAACAAATCTGCGATTCTTCAGCCATGTCACCAGAAAAGACAAGTTGGTATTCAACAGGTTCATCGTTGGAGCCTTGCTTGCGACCCAAGAAGAAGCAGGTTCGCTTCTTGTCGGATGCAGGGGAAGGTGCGCCGTATCGCCAATTCTGGTCGCCAGAAGGCCATGTTGGGCTGTTCTTGTCTGCCACAACAAAGAAGTGTCGGTTTTCATCAAGGACAACTGCCTTAGCGTTAGGGGCAGATACTTGGTCGGTTTCTGCGCCTTGTTCAAAGGCGGTCTTGCTTCGCAAAGAGCCGTTGATGTGACGAGTAAAAGTACCGTCATGGTTGTCTTCAAAGAGGACGATGTTGCCTTGAGAAACAAGGTTGTCAATCATTTCATCGTCAGCAGCAAGGAGTTGCTTCTTCATGGAATCGTAGCGCATCTTGCCCCAATCTTTGTAGCGAGGAGAGCGAGTGAACATACCTTCAAGAACGGTAGCACCAGAAGATGCAATCTTGGTCTTTTCAGTGTTCAATTGTCGGGCGGAAACACGGAGTACAAGAGTGTCAATTTTGTCACTATCATACCCAGCTGCTTTCCAAGAAGGTTCTTGGGCTGCCCGTACAGTTGTCATTCGTG